TCTGTTTTTTCTTCCAATGAACCTGAACCAGAAAAGTTTGCACCGCCAGTGCCATCTTCCATAAGACTACGTAGATCTTGGCCAAGTGATTGTTCTAATGATAATTGAACAGGTGATTTGGCAGCAGCAGGTTTGCTTTCAGATAATTGTTGCTTCTGTTCAGCACCGATGCCGGTTAGTCTTTTGTTTAGGTCATAAAAAGGGTTCATTACTATTATCCTCTGGGTTGTGCGCCGGTTGCCGGGCGTTTGGGTCTTTTTTCTGCATGGGTCATTGGACTTTTATCGCCCATTTTCAAATCATTCGTTGTTTCCGCTGCTTTAGGGCTACCACCGGCAATAGTAAAGTTTGAACGATATGCATTTTTTAATACAGCATGATCGTATGGATCAGCCGAATAATCTTTCTTCTGTTCTTTCTGTGCTTTGTCATCTGCTGGATAATCAGTATCATCTAACAATGATGGGGGTTGATCTGCCAGTTTTTTCTGATAGTCATCGTTATTGTCATCATATACAGATGTCTGCATAACGATTTTATTTTCATCTAAGCCAAGCAAACGAGCGATCTGTTTAATCTGTGGCTCAATTGCTGGGTAACGAAACATTACATCTATACTGGTGACTTTATCGTTTTCAAATGCTGGGAAATCAGCAGGTTTAGCTTGAATGGGCGTGGATTTTTCAGTACCAATTTTAAGTGGATCAAATTGTTCCAGCCGTCCTTTCAGCGCATCGTAGAATCCCGAGGGCAATTCACCTACTATCTTAATGCGATAGTTATAGGTTCTTTCGCTTTCTGCCAAATACTCTTTAAAATTTTTCATGATTAATTCCTATAGTATATTTATGTCATTTGTCTTTTTGTGCTCGATCACCAATTAGGCGATCCAGCAGGTCATTACGGGTTAATACTTGCCCCTGTGCTGTTGGTAAGTTATCCAAGTTGCCTGTTCGTTTGGCTGCGTCCTGATCCAGCTTTAGTTTCCTAAGCTGTAAATCAATCATCTTCAATTTTTTGTTTAATTTGGTTGTTTTTGCTGTTAGTGCGTGCCCCAGCATAGTACCAGCTACTGCAAATAGCTCTGCAGAGTAGCGACTATCCACATTCATACCTAAATCCGATAGGTCTTGGTAACTTTGTTTAGCCAGATCCGCTATATCGTCTAATTCTCTATCAGATGCCATCAAGTCGCGTATTGCAGGCAATGCTTCGTCAATCTTATCTATAGTTTCATCAATACTGACTATGGCAGTACGTGTTTCTTCCATGGTCATATTTTCTACAACAGGAATATCTTCTGAATCTTCCAGTTGGTCGAAACCAAAAAGTTGTTCCAGGCGTTTAGTAATTTTGAGTCTCCCTGTCCATCCAAACTCGCTTCCCGTTTATAAGTTTCCAGGTTCTGCCGCGATTTTTTTCTGCCGCATTTAACATATTTTGTAGACTTTGTTCTTTTCTGGCCTCAATGGCCGCCAAAAGTTTTGGAGTTTTTGTTTTTTTCTTACCGAGCATTCCTTGTCTCATCTTTTCAATGCGTTCTGGAGTATAGCTTTCAGGTTTGCAGCAAGAGTTTTTCATACGGGCAGATAATTCTTCGGGTGTCATTTTAGTTAATAAATCAGTTAGTGTTTTTGATATCTTATTCTTTGTTTGTTGACTAGGAGGAGGCGCCCAATTTGGGTGTCCTTTCATTTTTTCTGCAAATTGTTTGCGCGATGCTTCTGGCATACCGCCGCCGTCGCCTGCTTCAGGTTTAAGATTAGCCCATTCTTTGCTTTTGACCACATTCCATAATGCAGAATAATATAGTCCTGCACTTATAAGTTCTGTTTCATTAGTGGTTTCCAATAATATTTCGGTATCAACATCATAACCATGTTTTTTGATATGATACCCCCAATGCTTCCCTGATCCTTTATATTTAAAAGGATTTTGTATCGTTTTTCCTAAATATTGCAGCCCGGTAGTCCGGTGAGTCTTTTTGTAAAGGTAATAAGTCATACTGTTATTTACAGTATTTTACGGGAGACCATTTACTTTTTACGCCCAGAATGAAAAATATCATTTTCTGTAATAACACGAAACCCTAGTCCATTTTGTTTGGCCCAATTCTGTGCCGCAGCCCATTTTGAATAGTTGATAGCTATTGTGGCTCGTTGACTATCTTTCATATTTTCTTCAAGTACACTTTGATTACGTGGTTTTATTTCTATTAATTCAGCTTTGGTCGTGTTTTGTGGCCCACGATATACTACAATAAAATCAGGCACATACATGGTCATTTTGCCGTGCAACGGATGCCGGTAAGGAATTCTAACAGGTTCACTCGCCCAGTTCACTACATTTTCATTGTGATCACAAAAATGCATAAATGTCTGTTCCCAACCTGAACGATAGCGAGGTTTTCCCTTACCCACGTATTTGTGAGCGTTAGTTACTTCGTATAACCCTTGGCGAAAACTAGGCATAATTATTGTTTAATATTATGTGCAACGTAATAGTTTGGTATCACAGTTGCCTGAATACCTAACATAGTTGCACGACTCTGAAATGTATTAAGATAATAGGCAAATACCAGTGTTACCTGAGGGCCTGATAAGCCTTCGATGGATTGCAACAATTGCATAACAGGAATTCCTGATGCAGCCGCAATTCGAAACATAGTTGTTGTGAAATTATTTGCCTGTGCTGTGGTACCAAATACCGATAATAGATAACTACGCACCGCATCATATTCCTGTGCAGGCACAGCCTGTTGATATTCGTTGAACCTATCAAATATTTGTACGGTTAAATCAATAGCAGAATTAATAGCATTAATAGTGGTCATGGTTAATCCTATACAGCAGCGCCGGCCTTTGCGTTATTTTCTGCCTGCACCGCCAATGTATTCAATTCTGCAGTAGTGATAGGCGCTACATTTGCTGATGCAACCGGAAAAATTGTACCGGTTTGCGAACCTGGTGCTGCACTTGTTGCATTAGGCAAACTTTGCAGCGCCTGTGAAATAGCATCATATTGTAGTGCTGGTTGTATAATACTTAATGGATCTACGTTACTAAAGGTATTGTATACCGCAGATGCAGTTTGTACCGCACCAATAACGTTTTGTAATCCATTTTGTCCCGAATTAAGCGCCTGTAAGTCTTGAATAGATCCGTTACGTGAACTCACTAATCCGCCCTGGCTAAACACATGGTCGTTACCGCCCGGACGGGTAATACCCGAAGGAATTGTATCGTAATGTGCAGGGTCAGCAAATCCAGTCACGTTATGCGACGGCTGTCTTGCACCAATAGCGCCACTCATATATTTCACAGTTTCATATTCTATTGATACATCGTTTTTCATGGTGCCGGAACCTTCACCATAGTCATATGTGTCGCTACTCCAACTGGTGATAATGGGATTAATCAATATCCAAGCAGCGAATCTCTTTTGACTCATTCCATAAATTGTGATATCACGGAAGAACGGTGGTTTACCATTTGGTGCAACTAGATTGTTGGTGCCACTAGAGTAAGTTTCACCTACATATCCCCAATCTGCGGTTTGTAGGACATCATTATATATAGAATCTTGATAATTAAATCCGTAACTAAGTCCCATAACTTGCCCAAGTGTTCCATTTATATTGGGAACACGACCAGTTGGTACGTTTTGGTATTGTTGAGTTGCATCTTTATAGTAATACGTGAAATAGTTATACCACATATTACGTATTAAATCCGATTGATCATCATGAAACGATACTCTACTGGCTTCATATCGAATTTTACTTTGTACTATTCTTTTGCGATTATACTGATTCATCACCGCAGTATCAATCTTAAATTTAGGAAGGTCAATACTTTTAACCAGCATACCAATAGTTTCCACAGTACCTGATCCATACGCGGCCTGTAATTGTGGAATTTGTCCAGTGTTTATGTTAAAATAAACATGGTATAAAAATTTAAGACGTGGAGTTAATTGATACCCGTTGGGTATAAAAGTTCTTGCTGCATGGGTGTAGTCTTTTAGACCAGGTACACTATCTATACCTTGTCCGAATCCCTGTAATAGACTGCTACCCTGGCCAAAATAACCGGTGCCTACGCTCATATAAATTAGAAGGCGTTAGTATTTACAGCAGCCGCTCCAGTAGCAAGAGTGCCCACTGTGCGTGGGATTGTCTGTCCAACGCCGTTAGGAACACCAGCACTACTAACTTGAATAGCGTTGTCAAAGGTGATGGTCAATGCAATTTTAACTGCTTCAGTAGTTTCATATGCCATTTTACCATAGTCAGCAGATTTTAAATAGCATCCAAGTACGTCCCATTCTTCCAATACGACTGGCTCATTTGCGCCATTACCACCGTCAAGTACTTGTAATTGTATTGTAAATTTGTAATCAATTGCAGATGCTGCTGAACTCTGTTCCATGAAATCTAATTGTTTCTGTAATTGTTCGCCAACTAATCGACTTACGTTTCCCTGTGCATCATCACGTAATGTGCAGGTCATATCACTCCATGTATGTTTTCCAGCCATTTTAATTGTGCTGTTGTAAAGTTGCAATTTAATTTCAGCGAAATCAACTTTTGGTCGAGAAATATCCATAACTTGTTTAGATAATTCCGTAGTAGGTGTACTAACTCCAAAGTTATTGAAGAACACACGGAATCGGTACGACAACTTGGGCATTAACATACCCTGTGTTGAAGGACTTTGACCGTCTGCACCCAGAGGAACAGTCATGTTAGTTAGTGAGGATGTTGCCATTTCTTAATCTCCGATATACTTTATTTAGTTAATAAAGTTGGGCTTTTCGCCCAACTTTCTTTAAGCAGCAGCCTGCGCCGCAATTGCTCCAGTGTTTTGAATACGTAATGGAATATAAATGAATTCCACAGCTTTAACTGGTTCAATTGCGATATCAACCCATAACTGATTCTGATCAATTGTCGTTGGGGTATTATTAGTATTATCACATACCACCAGATAATCATAAAGACCACGTTTAGCCACCAGATCAATCATTAAACTTACGATTGTATTACTGATTTCAGTACGTGTAATCTGATCATTAGGTTCAAACAGATATTGTTTACCAATTTGGTTAAGTCGAGTACGTAGGTAACAGACCAAACGAGCTACGTTAATTCGATCCAGTGCGGTAGCTGTTCCCTGTAATGTTTTATTACCAAAGTTAGTAATACCTACACCTGGAATAAAGGTAATTGGATTAATATTGTTTGGATATAATACATCACGTAGAGCTTGGCCCACACTTAATGTTTCAAATGCGCCAGTAGTAGGACTTAGATAACCCAATTGGAATGCATTATCAACTAAACCACGACGTGTTCCTGCAGGCGCTAACCAGGGGTAAGAAACTTCATCACTACGGATAATCGTACGGATCATCATGTGACTTGGATATGTAACTGCATCATTTCCAGTTAAGTCAGTAGTCATACAACTTGGATAGAATGTTGCACCGTAACTGTCACCTGTTGCCAAGTTACCGTCACCTGTTGGTAATCCTAATCCGTTGTTGTTGGTTGCCCAATTAGCAACATCACCGGGTGTTAAACGTAATGGTGTATCAATAATAGCAAACGCTACATTGTTAATTTCATTGTTTAATGCTACCATGTTTAGAGCACACTCTGGATAACCAGTTACTGCAATTAGGTTATACAAGTTTTGTTCTTCACGGATCTGTGTGTTTGTTTCCAATGCAGCATTCATAGCAGCAACTATAATTGCTCTCTGTGAATGACGGCCCATGTACGGTGCTCCATCTGGACGAGTGCCAGTGGCCGAATTCCATGTATTAGTTACAGTTTGGATAGACCAATATGTAGAACTTGTATCAGGAGCGTTATTAGTACTATTTTGAATACAAACATACACAATATTATTATATTGAACATATTGACCAATAGTGTACGTTGTCAGAGAAGACCAATCGTAAGTTGGCCATGCTTGATTATTCCAAGCATTTAATTCAAATGTCTTAACATTGAATCCTGACCGACGAGTATTCCATAACAGAATGCCGGTTGGTGACAGTTCTGCATTAGGTGCGTCTGGATCTAAGTAATTACTGGTCAACAGACTTTCAATTGTTGGCAACGGATCACTTACAGGATCTGTTGTACCATTAGGAGCCCAGCGTGCATCAGCGAATATAATTCCATTTGATTCTGTTGAATTTGTATTGTTAAGTTGTACCCATTGTGGCACACCGTTAACATTTTCCCAACGATATAACGCTGGATAATTTTCTAAATCATTAGAATCAACCCACAAATCACCATATACTAGAGGACTTTGTGCTTGATCTGTCTGTGTCGTTGGCGCATTAGTACTGATAATAGGACCAGCAGCATTACATAGGGTTAAGTTATAACCACGTGCGTCAGAAGTAACTGTTTGATAGCCGACCCATGTGCCATTATGCTGAATCATAATATCAACTTGTGTAGGATCACTATAATACCAGTATGTACCGGTTGCAGGATTCTCATTTGGAGTCGAGTTAGATGCAACATATGCAAATGTTGGATCGCTTACCCAATTGCTTAATCTGATACCAGAGTTAATACCATTAATATAATTTTGACTGCATAGGAATGTACTTGTTGTAAATCCTGCTGTGGTGATAGGAGTAC